GAGGGAGCCGCTGTCATGCTGTGGACAAACGACGGGTTTGAGTCTCCGTTGGCAATAGTTACGGAGAAGCGGGTTCATGTTGTTGGCGATGAGGGAGACGGAACAAATGTCGTGATCCATCAAAAACTTATGGATGCATCTAAGCGCAACGGCATGACGGAACCTGATGCCATGAAGCTTTACGAGGACGCTTGCATTAGCGCGGTTAACTACGCCTGTTTGATTAACTTGAGAGCACATACCACTGAGCAGGTAGTCACCGCGCACATGGCAAGAGGTATGGAGTTCATCAATCGCAAGCGCAGGGCAAAGCACCAGCCTTTGGTGTACTCGTGGAACACAATTGAATTAAAGCCAGACGCGCAGGTTAAGCAACCGCATAAGGGCGGCACACACGCAAGCCCGGCTCGCCATAAGCGACGCGCCCACATGAGGCGTTTAAGCGCAGGTGGATTTACATGGATACCTGAGATGTGGGTAGGTAGCATTGAGAACGGACTTATCGTGCATGACTACGTGGCTGACCGTGAACTTAAAGGACAAGGATGACCAAGCATGAAGCCCAAAAAATCCTCGATGAAATCCGCAGTGGGTTTGGTGATGCCTACACCGAGGCTTGCGCCATCGAATGTCTCTATCTCACAGGAGACCTTGGAACACATGAAACAATGCGAAGCGCGAGAGTGGATGAAACGGTACGAGAAGAAGGCTATCGAGCTAGGCTCAGGGAGCGCGCAATCATGGTGGCAAAAAGTAAAGAATGACATCGAGAAGCGTCGTGGAACCGATGCTATGAATGACCTAGTAAACCGAATGAAAAAGGAGCGAGAAAATGGCAAAAGTAGAACTCAGTGACTTTCAAAAGAAGTTCTTTGCTCAGGGCACAGGACAGACCTTGTTCACAGCAAAAGAATTTGAAGAGGGGCTGGCGCAGGCTAAGGCTGAGATCATGGCTGTAGCGATACAGACCACGAAGCAAGCCATTGGCATCGAGCGTGAAGCCTGCGCACAGGTTGCCCAACAAGCAGGCTTTGACGAGCTGGCACACGCAATCAGAACGCGGATGCACCGTGCGGATTGAGTTGGACTTTCCGCCTGCGGAACTCTTCCCAAACCGTGCCAAGGGTACGCACTGGGGCAAGCTCTACCAATTACGGTCTGACTACCGTGACAGCAGTACTTGGCTGGCTAAGCACCAGATCAAGGGCTGGAAACATGCAGGTGGAGAACTGAGGCTTACGCTGACGTTTGAGATGCCTGATAAACGAAAGCGCGACGCGGACAATTGCCTTGCCGCGGCAAAGGGAGCGCTGGACGGCTTAGCCGACGCATTGATGGTGAACGACCAACTGTTTCAGCCCATCATGATTTACAGAAAATTTGGAACAAAACCCGGGAAACTCTTAATCGAAATCGAGGAACAAACATGAGCAAGCTTATTGACCCAAACGAAGCCGTGGACTTCATGATCACCAACTCAGCCAAGTACGCCGAGGCAGAGGCAACAAAGGTGTACATGGAGGAGCTACGCAAGACCATCAAAGCCGAAGAGATGAAGAACGCCGAGATCTATGGCAACGGTGAGTACAAGACCGCCGCCATGCAAGAGCGCGAAGCCTACGCCTCCCCACGTTACAGAGAGCACCTAGAAGCCCTTAGACAAGCCGTAGAGGAGCGCGAACGCCTCAGATGGCTCCTCATAGCCTGTCAGGAAAGAATCGCCGTATGGCGCTCTATGGAGGCTTCTAATCGCCACGTTGACAAGGCGACTCTGTGAACAACAACCTCACGTCGAAGGAAAGAGCGTACGTGGGGCTTGTCAAAGAGCTCCCGTGCTCTGTGTGTGATGCACCCCCACCGAGTGACGCACACCACGTCAAACAGCATAGGCAGTACACCTGCGTGGCTTTGTGCAAGGACTGCCACCAAGGGAGTTTCAATGGCTGGCACGGGCAGAGACGCATGTGGTCGGTGATGAAAATGGATGAGCAGGACGCCCTGAACGTCACCATCGAGAGGGTCGTTGCCCTTTTGATGAAAAGGTAGGGTATAAAATAACGAAACCCCAAAGGCAGGCGCGCCTTGTGGGGTTTCTCATCAATTGATATAGAGGTATCGCATGACTGATTTAATTTTAACTCAAAAGCAACTCCAAGAAATTTTGGAGTACGACTCCGTTACTGGTACTTTTTTGTGGCGAAAAAACGGCTATAAAAAAAGAATTAGTAGGGTTGCTGGGTGCGCCATCCCCACTGGTTACATCGTGATAGGCATAAATAAAAAAACATGGATGGCTCACAGATTGGCATGGATTTATGTAAATGGGGACATTCCTTTAAGCAAATTTATTGACCACATCAACAGAGACAGGTCTGACAACAGAATCGACAATCTAAGACTGGTTGACCCTAGTGAAAACTCACAAAACCAAAGCATAAGAAGGCAAACCTTTGAGCCTCGTAGCAGGGATAGGCATTACATAGCCGCCAAAGAAAAAATTGAATTAGCTAAAAAAAATCAAAGCATAGGGAAAACACCTACGAATTCTTTTTAAAAAAGATTCCCAAACCGTTTTAACTTCGTGTTAAGATCCCAATCACTGCAACAAGCAGGTTACATGAAAAAGGAAATTGGAAATGACTACTACTACCGCTCTCAAGATCGTTGACCAACTCGGTTTGATCGAAGACCAAATTGCCGCTTTGCAAGAGCAGGCAGATGACCTCAAAAACCAACTCAAAATGTTGGGTCAAGGTTCTTACGCTGGCACTATGTACGTGACCACCATCAAGCACACACCAGAAAAGAAAACGACAGCATGGTCTGCCGTTGCCAAAGAGCTGAACGCTCCTGCTGAGCTGATTGCTAAGCACACAAAGGTTACCTACAACATCCTCGCCGCCGAAACAAAGGCACTGTCAAACTAATCCCTGCCCTTCGGGGCATTTACTTGAAAGACCATCATGAACTACGACAACATCTACACAGAAGCCCTCAACGCCGCTAAAGCCGCTGAGTCCGCCTTCATGGAAAAACATGGCGAGCCAATGTACTGTGGCTTTGCTTGGGTTGACATTTCAAGTGCACGTATCCCCTTCGTGGGCTGGTGCAAGAAAAACAACGTGGGTCGCAAGCACTGGCAAAAAGGCTGGTGTATTTGGAACCCTGCTGGTAACGGCACACAGTCCATGGACGTCAAAGAAGCTGGCGCCTATGCATTCGCAGAAGTCCTGCGCAAGCATGGCATCTCAGCATACGCTGGCTCAAGAGCAGATTAAGGAGAACACCATGGCAAAGTACTGGAACGAACAAGGCGCCTACCAAGCGCTCGTAACGCCCCTACAGGCGCTTATCCCTGCCATGGGTGAAATACCCCAAGGCAAAAAGCAAAACAAGCACCTAGAGCGTTTTCGCAAGGCGCAGAACTGCTACTACGATCTGTACAACAACGGGCTGATCAACCGAGCCCGTGAGTTCAGCACCCTGTACAAGCTCCCCGGCATCCCGCGGGAGATCCGTGAGCGCAGGCACCTTGGCTCTATGCTCTCGGGATACACCGAGATCTGCGTTGACACTGCGATGGACGACTTCATCATCAAGGCTTACCAAGAACAAATGGCATTAGGGAAAGTCCCTACTGTTGAATCGTTTTAATTTCATGTTAAGATGCAATCACGCCAATAAGGCGGTTACTTGAAGGAAATCAAAATGAACAAATCTTACACAGCATATGTCGCATCTGATCTGTACAACGCAGGTTACGCTTGCGACGGTCGCCCTTTTATTGCCGATAGCTTTTATGTTGTTGTCGAGAACGAAGCTGGTCGTCGTTTCCGTCACGCTGTTACTTTTAACGGCACTCAGCAAGTTTTTTGCGAAGAGACGGGCGACGTTTGCTTCCCAGATCTTCGCGAAGAAGCTTCTGCTAAAGCAGAGCGTTTAGCCGCTCGTGTTAATGCCGCTCTTGCGTCTGGTAAAGCCTTAGCTCCTACATTTTGGGATGAAGTTGATCCAGTTTACGGCTCTGATGAGTATGTAGCTCAAGGCACAGAAGCTAAGCGTGTTTTTGCTGAGAAGCAAGCAGGTTAATCAAAACGGGGGGCTACGGCTCCCCATCAACCCACTTTACTTGAAAGAACCATCATGACAAACGAAATCGAAACATCAATCAACACTGAGGCAGAAATTCGCGTCAGTGCCGACCAATACGACGAGGGCGTATGGCTGTGCCTGCAAGGTCGTCGCTCAATGATGAGCGTCCCACTGACTCGCGCCGAAGCCGAGCAACTGCTGGCTAACCTGCAACTTGTTCTTGCCAAAGAGGTGGCTTGATGTACGACACAACAACATGGAGCCGTGTGGTTCCAGCCAACAAGCCATGGATCTCCATGACGGAAGACCAGCTCTTGAACAACATGCAGAGGATCTGGGACAAGCCACAGAACTGCGCTGTGTCACACCTCAAGGCTGGCATCGCCCAGCTCCAAAGCAGAGGAATCCTGACCGCCGAAGAGGCGCAGGCTTGCCTCAAAGAAACCCTCAATATGAGAGCTAAGGCACAACGAAATGAGCGAAACTAAAATGAGCGATTACATCAAAGGGTTCAACGCAGGTGTTGACTGCGTTTTGACCGAAATCCAGCGCCTTGAGAAAATAGCCCCTATAAACCTCGAACAGCTCCTTAAGCACCTTGACCCTCAACGCGACCAGAAAACGGCTCCAAAGCCCGATAAAGGGGCTCCATGACCATGGCTGTGATCAAGAGCGTACGTGTTGCGCTCCGCGGAATACCTGATGGCATGACCTTAGAGGAGCTGTCAGACTTGTTGAGTAGACCAAAGACCAACGTCAGGAAGGTGTTGAAGAACATGCCAGACGTGTACATTGACAGGTGGGAAGTAGCACCAAGAGGGCAATACAAAGCCGTCTGGTGTGCCGTTATCCCCCCAAATGATTGTCCAAGACCTAAAGGAATGAGCAATGAACGCGATTGAATGGAAAAGCCTTACCGACGAAGAGATTCAGAAAGCTTTAGGCGTAACTGCTGAGAGCTCCAACTGGAACATGATCATGGTGCTCGAGTGGGCAAAGAAGATTGAAGCCGCACTGCTGGAGAAAAACAATGGATGACGACGACGTACAGGATTACGTACGCCCTTGGAAGGGGTTGACGGATGAGGAGCTAACAGACTTGCTCTACAACACAAACCTTGGACAAGCGAGTGCAGTTCTGCAAGCGATTGCCTTGCTGAAGGAGCGCAACTCATGAGCGAAGCAGAACTGAACATTTGGGAGAAGGCGCTAGGCTGGCGCAAAAGGCAGATGATCCAACGCCAGCTTGACCCCATCACAAACAAGATCAGGAACGACACACTCGAAGAGATAGCGCTCGAGTTTGACAAAATGCGCAACGGTGGGGATACCACGGCAAGCTTCGCCGCCTACGTGCGAGGACTCAAGAAATGACCGAAGAGATCTGGGCGCCAGAGTGGATAGAACAAAACCCTGAGCTGGCAAACAAAGCCATCACAGAGCTACAGGTCAAGGTGCAGGAGCTTGAGTCAAAGCTTAAATACGCGACCGTAAAAGCCGCAAAACTGGAAAGCCTCAACAAAGAATACAAGCTCACCATCAAGGACATGGATAGAAGGATCATGAGGGGATTGAAGGACTGATTGCATACAAACACAAAGATCCGTTAAACTTTGCGTTAAAGGAGCTCAGTGATGGCAAAGAAACCAAAAGATCTTTCCAGCGACACAGTCGCCGATGTGACAGGTAAGCCGCAAACAAAGGAGAAGCCAACAATGGGTAGACCTTCCATCTACTCAGATGCATTAGCTATCAAGATCTGTACAAGGCTAGGATTAGGGGAGAGTCTACGTAAGATCTGTAGAGACGATGACATGCCAAGCATGGCTTCAGTGATGACGTGGTTGTCCACCAAGGCTGACTTTCTTGAGCAATACACACGCGCTCGTGAAATTCAAGCTGAGACGCAGTTCGATGAAATGATTGACATTGTCGACCAACCGCCAGAGCTGAGCCACGTGACTGACAAGAACGGTGAGCTGGTCGAGGTCAAGTTCGACTCCTCTTACGTCCAGTGGATGAAGCTTCGGATTGACACTCGCAAGTGGACAGCGGCGCGCATGGCGCCTAAAAAGTACAACGAGCGTGTAATGCCTTCTGAGGAGCAGGATGACCGCAACATCATCGACGTAGACGTTAAGGCGAAGATGGATGTGGCGATCAAACGCTTAGAGCTTATTCGGATTGCTGAATGAGCGCGGTCATAGAGCCAGAGATTCTGGAGATCCTGTCTGACAAGGACAACCTGCGCAGGAGCGGCCCCTTCCACGGTTCAGCCTACGCCAAGCGCACGGAATGGCTCTCAGGCGCGTTTAATCATCAGAAGCTACCCCAAGGTACTTGGTGGAGTATCTGGCTCATGCTGGCTGGTCGTGGGGCAGGGAAAACCCGTACTGCGGCTGAACAGATCTGGTGGTGGGCGTGGGAGAACCCCAACACACGCTGGCTGGTTTCCGCCCCTACGTCTATGGACGTCCGCGGCACGTGCTTTGAGGGTGAGTCAGGACTCATGGCTGTGATCCCTTCGATCCTAATCAAAGACTACAACAAAGCCCTGCACGAGATCGTCCTGATCAACGGTAGCCTGATCAAAGGCATCAGCGCCAGCGAGCCTGATCGCTTTCGTGGTGGTCAGTACCATGGCGCATGGCTAGATGAGCTTGCCGCTTGGGATTACCTCGATGAAGCTTGGTACAACATCCAGTTCGCCGTACGACTGAAAAAGGCAGACGGTCGCACCCAAATCATTGCCACGACCACCCCACGTCCCAAAGACCTCATTGTGGAGCTCGTAGGGCGTGAAGGAGACGACGTAGCCCTCACGACGGCATCTACCTACGTCAACCTCGAGAACCTGTCTGCAAGCTTTAAGAAGCAGATCCTGTCCTATGAGGGTACAAAGATTGGCAGGCAGGAGATCCACGCTGAGCTGATCGATGCTGAGGAATCAGGGATCGTTAAGCGCGACATGTTCAAGCTGTGGGCGCCTAACAAGCCGTTCCCCAAGTTCGAGTACATCCTGCAAAGCTACGACTGCGCCAGCTCGGAGAAGACTGTCAACGATCCGACAGCCTCCGTCACGTTCGGTGTGTTCAAGCCGCTGGACGGCCCTATGTCCGCGATGGTGATCGACTGCTGGCAAGACCGCCTGCAATACCCAGACCTACGCCCCAAGGTCATCGAGGAGTACGACGTGGTGTACGGCGAGGGCAAGGACAAGAAGCGCGTAGACCTGATCCTCGTGGAAGACAAGTCCGCAGGCATAGCTCTTATACAAGACTTGCAACGTGGGCACTTGCCAGTGAGGGCGTACAACCCCGGTCGGGCTGACAAGATCCAACGCCTTAACATTGTGTCCAACATCATCGCCGCAGGGCGTGTGTGGATCCCTGAGAGCAGTGTCAGGAAGGGCTACGTCAAGGACTGGGCTGAGGGCTTTGTGTCCCAGATCTGTAGCTTCCCTGACTCAACACACGACGACTTCGTGGACGCCTGCACCCAAGGCTTGCGGTTCCTACGTGATGCTGGTTGGCTGGACATCGACGGAGCACCGCGGGACGACTACGACGAGGACGACTACTTGGACAGCGGTATGGCTAAGAAACGTGAGAACCCGTACTCAGCATGATGGACGAATGGCTACACCCAAGGTATCATTGGGCTAACAGCAACTCAGCGGGATAAGCCATGGCTGACGAAAACAAACCAGCGTTTTACCCACGAGTTGGGAACATCAAGGCTAAGAACTTCAAGCCTGCTCAGCCGATGCCCTTCGTTGATGACGAGAGAGCGATGGACTTGCCACAGTACGGCGACGTTGACCTGAGCGTTCCATCCAAAGAGAACCTAGAGCTAAGCAGGCGCATGGCTGAACGCGACGCCCAACTCAGGCGCCAGCAACAGGCTGACAGATCCCCACTCGAGAAGCTGGCTGGTGGCGTACAGGCTGGACGCTTCCTTGGCTCAGCTCTTACGCAGGGCATCAACTCAATCCCCACGCGCATGTTCAAAGGTGACGAGGCGGCTGACAAGTTCATGCAGGAACGCATCTACAAGCCTGAGCAACCCACGGCTTATGAGTACGCAGGTGACGTAGGCGACTTCCTCGAGAAGCTCGAGACCGAGTACAAGATCCCGCCAGTGCTACCCGAAGCGGTGGCGTTGCAGTTCCTGACAGGCCCAGCCACGTCCCAAGCCATGAGAACGGCAGGCAGGGGCGCAGAGCAGGTCGGTAGGAAGATTGAGAGCGCTATGGAGCCCGTCGTCAAGGGCGCCTTTGAACGTGGTGGCTTACCTCGTGAGATGGTCATGGCGATGGGTGCTAACACACAGTCCAACGTGGTCAAGCCCTACGGTGGCAATTGGCTGGGCGGTGGCGACAAAGATCAGATTAGAACTCCCGAAAGCGACCTTCGCAGGCTGAAGGTAGACACCATGATAGGTCGTGAAGGCGACACCGTTGAAGGCCTTATTACGCAAAAAGATGCTATCAATAAATGGATTGACAGTAACCTAAAGAACTACGTTAAGAAAGAAATGGGTACACGTGACGACCCAATTCGTAAGCTGGCTGAAGAGGGCATCATCCACACCCCGCTTCGCAACGATTTAGACCGCATGGAATACTTGCAAGCCATTCGTAAAGCTGAAGGCTACCCTGCTGAGGGCATGGGCAAGTCTGATCTTGCTAAGCAGTGGGAGAACATATCCGATGATGCAATCAGGGTAACCAAGGCTGGAAAAATACAAGAAGCGGCAACTGTTAATGAAAGGCTTGATGAGGTCAGAGCTGAGATAGCCGATTATCAAAAACAAATTGATGACGACTTTATTAACTTTTTGAAAGGTAAAGGCGGTCTTGACATTAAAGACCGTGAAGTATTTGACAAGATGCCAAGCTTTCAAAAGGCAGAGATTTTGGGTGACACAAAGTTAAAAGATCTGCATCACAAGTCTTATGAATTGATGGCAAGAATACACGGCTTCGAGAAGCGAGCTGGTGAGATCAATCCGTTTGTTGCCAAGCTTGACCCAGAGACAAAACTGTACTCAGGCGGAACTTATGACTTGGGGTTTGATCACGTTGTTGACGTGTTGAAAGAAGACCTAGCCACTGGTCGCATTCGCCCTGAGCAACTGAACAAGGTCAGCATGGAGCAGGCAGTACGCCGCACTTATGAGTACGACCAAGAGCTTGCCAAAAAAATGAACGAGGCTCGTATGACGTCTCGTGCTGAGTTGCCTGTCTACAAAGAATACCCAGAAGGTCTGAAGTGGGTGGAGCTGAATCGACCCGGCGACTTTGCCGCGGAGTCAGACGCCATGGGTCACTCAGTCCGTGGTTACGAGCCACCAGAAGGCAGTTCCGATTGGACTAAGAGTTCAGGTGATAGTGGTTACTCTGGCTACGGGCTTGGTGGATGGAATGCCATCAAGAGAGGCGATGCCAAGGTTTACTCGTTAGTTGACGCTAAAGGCGAACCTCACGTTACGGTTGAAGTAGGTGCATTCAAAGGTCAATTGCGCAACGAAGATTTGTTGCCGTACAAAGAGGCGGCGTTAGAGGAAGCTAAGAAACTGCCAAACGGCTACACAGACTATGATGTCAGGGACATCGAGATCCGTATGGCAAAAGAAAACATGCCTGCGTTTATCAATCAAATTAAAGGTAAGCAGAACGCCAAGCCCAAAGAAGAATACCTGCCATTCGTGCAAGACTTTGTACGTGGTGGCAATTGGTCTGACGTCCGCGACTTCAACAACACCAACTTGATCTCGGCAGATCAGATTAGAAAAGCTGGTTGGGACATGAAAGGTAATAAACAAAAGTACTTTACTTGGCAAGAGTTCGAAGACCTGAAAAACGCTGAGCAAAAGCGAGTAGAAGGCGGTGGCATGAAGGCAGGCGGTAAGGTGTCCATCTCCAACAACCCTGACACCATGATGCTCGAGGTGAACAACCAGAAGATGAAGAACGGCGTCCCTGCTTATGCAGGTGGCAAGCTCATAGTCGGAAAGGGATTGAAGGCGGCTAAGCCTCCAAAGATTGAAGTGCCGAGGCTATCCATGCAGTTTGGCAACGACCTGCCTATCAACATGAACACCGCTGAAGTCGAGAACTTGGCAAGGCGCTTCCCTGAGCCTACGGTTGATCGTGTGAACATGGCGCACAAAGACGTGCTCAAGCGCACACCAGAGCTTCAGGAAGCCGCCGCACGTATTGAGGCTGGTGATATATCAGCCGATGAGTATGCGCGCCTTGTACAGCGTTATAAGCCCGTTACGCCCTATGAGTCAGTCCCAGCGCCAGCCAGCCGTGAGGAGATTCTTGCCGCTCTGTCTAAGACCAGCCGTGAAGCTGAGGGTCTGCCACGCAAGGAGACGTACTTCGGCAAGCCATCCTCGACACTGAAGGAAGGCGACCCTGTTGGTCTGCGCTTAGACATTCCGTCCTACAACCAAGCGAACACTTGGGTCGTTACGGCGCACGGCCCCCGCAAGAGCCCAGTCTCTGGTGGTGCAGGCACACGCATTGGTTACGAGCCTGTTGCCATGGCGACCGACGTTGACTTCAGCGTTAGCCCCAAGGCGGCTCTAGGTATTGCCAAGGGCGCTGAGAAGAACACCATCGCCACCATGGAAGGCAAGTGGAAGCCCACAAGCTCCGACGAGGCGTTTACGTTGGCTAAGCAGTACCTGAAGAACCCAGAGTGGCGTCAGGTTGGCATGGATCCAGAGCGTCACAGCTTCTTCTATGACCGCGAGACCATGGCGCCTGTTGTCAATGCTGAAGAGGTCATCCAGATCGGCCCCCTCGTGCTGGCAAAGAACCCCAAGTTTGGCAAGCTGGAAGACTTCAAGTACGCCAGTGGCGGCTTGGCTCACATGAAGGAGGGCGGCTCTGAGGACGACGCTAAGCCCTACTTCGGTGGAGCTGGCACAAAGAAGTACGCCGCCGCTAAGAAACGCGCCGAGCAGGCTGACGTAAACACACTGAAGGATCCTCGCACCTACGCCGCTGTAGCTGGCTTGATGGGTGAACGTCCAGATGAGATGGGCTTCAGTGTTCTGCACCCTGACTACCAAGCAATTA